TTGGATCCGCGCTCGCTCGGCCGGTACGGGTGGCAGTAGTAGACCTCGGTGCGAGGGCCTCGGCCGGTGATGCTGCGCTCGATCCCGGCGGCGTCGGCAAACTCGCAGCCATTGTCGCAGGTGATCGACTGGAAGATCAGCGGGAACACTTTGGAGCCGACTTTCTTCTCGAGGGTGTCGAGGGCAGCGACGACGCTGGCGCTCGTCTTATCCGGCGAGGGGATGATGATCTCGCGGCGGGTCTTACGCTCAGTCATCACGATGTAGGTGTTGCTGACGCCTTGGCAGCTCTCGACGCTGTCCATCTCCCAGTGACCGAAGGTGCTGCGGTCGTTGATGTGCTCAGGGCGATCCTCGATGCTCCGGCCGGCGGGCTTGCGGGGCATGGATCCGGCCGGGCGCTCCGGCTGGTGGCGCTTGCCGTGCTGCGGCAGCATGGAGACGGTCAGCTCGTCGCCGAAGATCTCGCCGCGGATGTAGTTGTAGGCGGTACTCGCGCAGATGTGGGTCTTGAAGGGCCAGCCCTTGACCTCGGCCTCACCGATCGCGGCCTCCGGGCTGTACTTCTCGTCGCGGATCTTGGCGATCAGGTAGTCGGCCAGCTCGTAGTCGTTGCCGATCTTCAGCTCCGGCCCCTTTGCGCGGAGGTTGGCCTCATAGCGGGCCTGCGCGCCTTCGGGGTTGTATCTGGTCTCGGTGGTGTAGTCGCTGTTGAGGTGCTCATAGGTGCACCGCTTCAGCTCCCGGTAGATGGTCGTATGATGGACGCCGAGCTCCTTGGCGATGTCCGTCGGCTTCATTCCTGCGCGGATGAAGGCGTCGAGCTGGATGCGCTTGGTCGGCGTCAGATGGCTCCAGTGCTGTCCCATTGTGTTCCCCTCCGTGATAAAAGAAAAGGGGCGGCCCGCCGGCCGCCCCTTCTGTGTGTCAGTGTTCCTCGTACTTTTTCAGGAGCTCGAGCGTCTCCTCGTCTGTGATGATGTCGGCCAGCCTGCACTCCAGCGCGTTGCAGATCTTCAGCAGCGTCGGCAGCTTCGCGCCGTTGATGTCCCGGGCGCCGCGCTCGTACTGCTGGAGCACCTGCACCTTGATCCCGGCCAGATCGGCGAGCTGAGACTGAGACAGGCCGGCAGCCTTGCGGAGCTTTTGCAGCCCCTCGCTTTTGTATGTCACTTTGATCGAGATGTCCATGTTGTTCCTCCCGCTTGACTTTGCCGTGGTTTCGTGGTTATAATGAAAAGGAACGGCGGGCGGGATTTTTCCCGCCGTCCTTCGACCTTACTGCTTGGGCTTTTGGTTCGGCTTTATTGTGATCGTAATGGTGGCAACCTGTTCACACTTTAGAGCCTGTTCCAGCAGCTCGAGCAGTTTTTTCATCTGCTCAGCATCCACGGCTTTGCCTCCTTTCCGCGGTTTTGTTCTCCTTTCTTTCTGTACTCGGCTATCCCTTGCCTGTGATTATATTATAGAGCATTTGCTCTATAATGTCAAGCATAATTCGGCAAATTTTCAACATTTTCCCGCGTTTTTCCACAAAAAAAGCCGCACGGCGTCGCTGCCGTGCGGTTTTCTCATTCTTTCCCGAGCAGGTGGTTGATGGTGGTGCCGAGAGCGGTCGCCAGATAGTCCAGCTCGTAGTCAGCGACGACTCGGCTGCCGTTCTCGATCCTGCTGATGACCTTCTGTGTGACGGCCAGCCCGATGATCTGGAGCTTGTAGGCGAGCTGTTCCTGTGACAGGTTTGCCCGCAGCCGCTCCTCTCTGACTCTCTCCCCGGAGATGTTGCACCTGCCGTCTGGTTTGTATATCTTCGCAGCCCTCGCCTCCCTTTACGCTAAAGATGACTATGCAATATTGACTTTACCAGTTTTGGCATGGTAATATTATGCCAAAGATGACTAAACACTAATAAATACAAAGTCATCAGGAGGAGGTACTGCATGGGGCTGTTTAGCTTTCTGAAGAAAAAGGAGCCAGAGCCGGCTCCTGCGATCACGGCCACGATCCACGCTCAGACCGTAGAAGTGAAGCAACGGACGCACGGCGAGCTCCCGCTTGCCGAGATCGGCGGCTATGTGAGCCCGTCCGGCGGTTTTGTAAACTATGGGCGTTTTTGCGTTACTGGTATGAACTCCAGCACAGGGAGAAAGAACACAAAGCGATACGAGGCGCAGACCGAGGCTGACGCCAGAGCTGCGGCTGCGGATGATGGCCTTGTCGAGCCTATGACTGTGCAGGTGGAGCCGCAGATCCCGCCGACCGATCGACAAATGGACTACGCGCTCGAACTCGAGGCCATGCTCCCCGACGGAGTATGCAAGGAGGACGTCAGCGCAATCATCAGCAGGATCACCGACGAGGACGAGGCTGCACCAGATCCCGGCCTTTCGTTGTATGCGCACGCCTGTGGGGTGAAGTTTTCGCGCTTTGTCGGTGAAAAGGCTCTGCTTTCGTATATGGTCAGCCAGATGCACGGAGCCGCTCGGGGCGAGTTGTATGCTTATGCCGTTTACCGGCAGGAGAGCGGTGGAAGGTTCAGTGATCCGCGTGGTCTTTCAGTGTATGAGTTTCTGCACAGTTGCGGGGCTGAGATTGCTGAAGATCCTGCCCTGCTGAAGTCTCTGGAGGATCGTGATGTCTATGACTTCGCAGGCCCGAACAGAGGCACGAAGGTTTACAAAATGGCCGCTGCCAGATTGAAGCAGTGCGGGGCCCTATAAAACAGGAAAAGCCCGCCCGGGATCTCCGGGCGGGTTTTCTTGTGCTGTGAAGTTGTGGATCAGCGTGCGAGTGCTGCGTTGACGGCCTGCTGGACGGCGTTATAGTCGTAGCCGGCTGCCTCGAGGCGCTTCTTGCGGTCTGCGCCGTTGCCCCACTTGCCGGCGATGACCTCCTTGGCGATCTCGGCGATGGTTTTCTTAGGGGCTGCGGTTCCCGGGATCTTGATCTTCTGGCCGACTCTGATGATGTTCGGGTTGGTGATCCCGTTGTACGCTGCGAGCTTCTGGTAGGTCGTCCCGTACTTGGCCGCGATCTTGCTCAGGGTGTCGCCGGCGACGACCGTGTAGGTCACTTCGCTGGTGGTGCCGCCGCTCGGCGTCTGGCTGCCCGTGTTGGCGTTTCCGGGCTCTGCGTCGTAGGCCGGGCGGCCATAGCCGACGATGTAGTTGTCGCTCAGGTAGTAGGAGCGGCGGGCCACTTGGTCGGAGGTGTTGCCCTCGATGGTGTAGACCTTGCTGCCGTCCACTTTCTCGACGAGGCCGGTGTGGCTGACGTTGCTCTTGGAGTGCGCGGTGCTGAAAAAGATCTGGTCGCCGGGCTTGGGATCCTTGGCGTGATAGCGGCCCTGCTTCTCGTAGTACATGAGGGAGTAGGTGCAGCCGGCGCCCGCGGATCTCTCGGGCTGGCAGAGCAGGCGCAGCGCGTCCGCATATCCGAAGGCGGTCAGCATACACCAGTCGACGAACATATCGCACCATGCGAAGCCGTTTTTCTTGCCGTTGTACCACTTCGGGTACTTCTCGTCGAAGTCTCTGGCGTACTTGGTATAGTTGGCGCTGCCTGCGTTGGCGGTCGGGTTGTCGAGCTGGCTGTTGCTCTTTTTCTCGTGGTAGCCGATCTCTGCCGCAGCGATGGCGAGAACGGCCGATGCGTAGCATTTGCTCATAGTTTTACCTCCTTAGCTGTAAAAAAGAAAAAGGGCGGGCCGGAGCCCGCCCCTCTCCGTCATTCGATAGTCAGGCCCTCGGTGTTGAGCTGCTTGACTGCTGCCTCGATCGCGTTGATGACGCTCTCCTCGTCGACCTTGAAGCCCTTCTGCTTCAGGAAGTCGATGACGTACTGCTTCTTCTCCTCGCCGCGGCCGGCGCCCTTGTAGAGCTGCTCAGCAGCAGCGACGCCGATCTTTACCCACGCGGTCAGCTCCTTGCGCTGTGCCTCGGTGGTCTGGCTCTTGAGCCACGGGATCAGGAAAACGCTCACGCCGGCGCCGATCAGAGCGATGGCTGCGTTGACGATAGGGGTGATGTCGATGGTGTTCATCCTTTTGCCTCCTCATTGTTGAGAGTGTCCCCGGACGGATCCGGGAGCGGGTTGCCGTCGGCGTCGAGCCTGTGGCGGTTTCGGCTGATTTTCTCGCCGAGGCTCTTGCCGGCGTATGTGATTAGATAGCCGACGCAGGCGGTGAAGATCGTGCCGGTCACTTCGCTGACCGGGTCGCGCCCGAAGGCTGAGAGCAGGTAGGACGTGGCTGCGCTGAGGCTTGCCACGATGGCCGCCCAGTATGCGAGCTTCTTGCTCGCCTCGATCTTCTTTTTCCGCTTGCGCCGGCGCTTCTTTGCGGCCATACTGCTCCACCTCCTCAGTCGATGATCGCGTGGATCCCCTGACTGGTGAGGAAGTCCTTCTGCGCGTGCTTGATTTTGGCAGCGTAGTCGAGGGCCGCGTGCATATCCCCGTTACAATGCGCGTCGGGGATGCGCTGCACGGCCCGGGCCGTCGCCTCGCCGAGGGCGATGGCTGCCGACGTGCCCTGAATGGTGATGATCTGGAGATCTTCACGGGCACGCTCTCGGGCCGCTGCCTCTTTCTGTCGTTTGGCCTCCTCGGCCTCCTTTTGCTTCTCGCGCTTCTGGATCCTGTGCTCGAGCATCCAGAAGCAGAAGCCGGTCACGGCCGTCGGGATCCCCATAAGGACGACGAGCGCGCCGATGTTGATTTCGATCATCGTGTCACCTCATAAAAGCCGGAGGGCCGCAGGACGCGGCCCTCCTTGTTGTTGGGCTTACTCCTCGACGTCGTCGAAGTAGCCCATGTCGACGAGATACTTGTGCACGCGGGCCTTCAGCTTCGCGGGGACGTTGTCCTCGGTGATGCGGCCCATGATGATCTCGCCTGCATACAGACGTACCAGCATTTCACGCTCCTCCTTTCCTGCAATTTTTAATAATAGCCACGCGAGGGCCCGGGCGATCATTCGCTCGCCCCTTCCTTCGCGGTGCCAGCGTTTGCGGCTGCCTCGATGGCAGCGATGGCGTCCTCGACCTGCTTGCGCAGCTTCTTCGGGACGTCGTTGATGGTCATGGTGGAGCCTTCGCGGGTCAGCTCCCTGACGTACAGCTCGACGATCTTGCTCATGCTGTTACCTCCCCTCCGTCGCCGTAGACCACGTCGGCCAGCTCCATGATGCAGCCCTTCAGCAGCTCAATGGTGTCAGCCTGCTCGGCGATGGTTTTGTCCTTCTTGGCCTCTGCGGCCTGTTCGTCGTTCAGCTTTTGGATGCTGTCGGCTCTGTGTTTAATCATGCAAAGTTACCTCCGATCGACTGGATGTAGCAGGTCTCCGTAGCGGAGCCGCTGAGCAGCTTGGCCTTGACCTTGACGCCCCACGCTGCGGCCGTCTTGGTCTGGTTGGTGAAATAGTGCTTCTGGCCGGTGCGGGCCTTCTGTGTGATGTCCTCCCACGTCGGGCTCGCGTCGTTGCCGTTGTTGCAGATCCAGACCTGAAGCGTGCAGCCGGCCGGGAAATTGCCCTGAATGTTGACGAGGGCCTTGGTCGGCATGGCGTCGGCCTCCATAGCGAGGGTCTGCTCGAACTCGACGGACGTGACGGCCTTGGTGAAGGTCAGCGTGCGGGTGACGCTGGCGTCCTTGGCGTCGGTCGCCACGATCTTCAGGGTGTGGCTGCCGTTCACGACCTTCAGCCACGCCTCGGAGCCGATCGTCAGCGTGTTGGTCTGGCCGAGGGTCACGGTGTAGCTGCGCAGCGTGACGCCGTCCAGCATCTCCACGACGTCGACCTGATGGCCGTCGGCGTCGGTGACGGTGTACTCGTAGGACGGGGCCGCCGTGCTGAAGCTGCCGAGGGCGCCGTCCGTGCCGCTGATGACGGGCGGTCGGTTATTGGTGACGGTGCGGGTGGCGCTGGTGGTGTACGCGCTCTCCGCGCCGGCGGCGTCGTATGCCTTGACGCGGTACTGCACGCTCGTCCATCCGTAGGTGATGGTGTCGGTGTAGCTGCGCGAGGATCCCTTGTAGACCTGCGCCCATGTGCCGCTCCCGACCTTGCGCTCCAGAACGTAGCCGGAGAGGTTGCCGTCGGGGTCGGTGGAGGCCGCCCACGAGATGCTCAGGTTCTCGCCGCCGAGCACTTCGCTCGGGACAGTGATGGACGACGGCGCTGTGGGCGCCTGATTGTAGATCACTGTATAGCATCCATCCGAGTCGACGGAGTCGGAGATCAGGAGATCAGAGGACAGATTACAAGCGGGGCGCAGGCCGCCGAGGCCGCCGTAGGCGTCGTACCGGCGCAGAGCGCCATCGGTGAGGACGCGGCGGGCGCTGTCGGCCGAGCCGGCATAGGCGTCCCGCAGCCAGTAGTACCACGCGGCACCAGAGCCCGGGTTGCTGGAATAGTTGGAATTGGCGACGCAGGAGGCCGTCACGGTGGCGATGCGGCTGTTGTTGTCGCTGAAGATCGCCAGCTTGCTGCCGCAGACGTGGTCGCCGCTCAGGCCGACCTCAGTGCAGGACAGGGGGAAGATCTTGTCCGTGCAGGTCTCCGTCCCGCCGCCGTCTGTGGAGCTCTTGCCGACCGTGATGGTGGTGTTCAGCAGAGCCGCCCGCTCGTTGGCGGTGAAGGCGTTCAGAAAACCGGCGAGGCCACTGTACGGGTTGACGCCGTTCCAGACGTGGGAGGAGTCCGGCGTCTGGTCTGCGGAGTGCTGTGCGGTGTACCACTGGCCGGCAGCCGCGGGGCTGTTGAGCCACTGGCGCAGGTTCGAGTAGATGTAGCGGTTGTTGCCGTAGCCGCGGCGGTCGCTGTTGCCGTTACTCGGTTCTGTTGCGTCGAAGCACAGCATCTTGATGATCTGGTTGGTCACGAGCGTGACGCTGTTGGAGGGGTAGCCTGCGTGGTTCTTATCGGCCACGATCCAGACGATCGGGCTGCCGTACAGGCTGCCGAACTTGACCTTCGACTTGTTTGCGAGGTTGCTCAGTTTTTGGGCCATGAGTTGTGTCTCCTTTCGGTGATGGTTTGAGCTCCGGGAAATAGCTGAAGAAATAGGCGTCCATGTTCTGCCGCAGGTGGTAGGTGTTGCCGTGTGAGATGTGGCCCGTCCAGCTCGCGTAGGATTGCGCGACGCTGTCGAGTGTCATTTTGCCAGAGTCCACCAGCCCGCGGAACTTGCGGATCTTGCGCTTCATGTTGTCGATGCTCTTGGCTCGCACTTTCCTCACGACCTTGCCGGTCTGCGTGAGGTAGGTGTGAAAACCGAGGAAGTCGATGCCGTTCTTCAGCGGGAGGATCTGCGTCTTGCCGTTCAGCCGAAGGCCGAGCGGCTTGATGTACGCCTCGATCTCCTTGAGTATCTGCCGGAGCAGCAGCTTGTCGCTGTGGATGATGTAGAAGTCGTCCATGTACCTGCCATATACGAGGCCGCGGTCATCCCTCAGCCAGTGGTCGAAGGCGTCCAGATAGAGCAGCGCGAGCAGTTGGCTCGACTGGTTGCCGATCGGGATGCCGNGGTCTGGCGTGCTGTCGATTATGAGCCACAGCAGCCAGTCAGCGAAGTCGATCAGCTCGGGATCCTTCAGCCACTTCAGGGCCCGGCGGGCCGTTTCGTAACAGTAGGAATGGAGCAGGGTGTAAAAGAACTTTGAAAAATCGCCCTTCAGTACCCAGCCGTCGGCGTAGTCCCACTCGTTCATCGGCCGGGGCGGCAGGCCGGCAGCCTTGCGGGCTGCTTCGTCTGCTGCCTTTCGGCTGAAGAAATAGTGGCGCATGGCCGCAGCCAGACGGTCGAGGCCGTCGTGGGTGCCTTTGCCGATCTGGCCGGCGTAGTTGTCCCGGATGAAGCGCCGGGAGAACGCCGGCTCGAGGACGTTGTCGCAGAGCGAGTGCTGGACGACTTTGCCCTCGAAGTCGATGGCGAGGACGAGCCGCTCCTTGGGCTCGTACACCTTGAAGGGGTAGTAGGGCCCGAAGGAATAGTCGCGCCGCTGGAGCCTCTCAGAGAGGGCGACGGTGCGCTCGATGGCCTCCATGCGGTAGCGCATGGCGGTCGGGTTGTCGCGCTTTCCGCAGCGGGTTTTGCGGTATGCTTTGTAGAGTGCGATGGTGCTGTTTACGATATTCTCCATTGAAAAGTCTCCCCGCCGTGTATAGCTCCGGCCACGCTTTGCGTGCGCCGCCGGGGGCATCGGCGGTCTTGTGTTTACCCATGACCGGGCCGGTCAGACGGCCGCGGCTGCGGGAGGGATATGCCTTCCTTGGATGATGGGGCACAGTGTTCGCCGTCCGTCTCCGGGCGGTTAATAAGTCGGGCGATCCATCGAAGCGGGGCGCAGGCCGTTGTTGCCGTTGTAGGCGTTGTTCCTGTTCAGAGTGCCATCGGTGTTGACGTTGCGGGCGTTGTTGGCCGAGCCGGCACGAAAAAACAAGGCATACCCCGAGGGCCGCCTCACTGGTGACGCTTCTGCGCGTCCAGCTTGGCGGCCCTCTCTTTATCGGTTTTGTACCATTTGGCGGTCTGGTTCTTCACGCCGGCCGCCATCTTCGCCCAGTATGCAAAGGCGTCATCGCTGAAGCCGCTGAGGATCTCATGCGCGAGCTCGATGTGGTGGATCAGCTTTCGGCAGTTGCGAAGCGCCGACCGCTGCGCGCGATACCTGAGCTCACGCTCCTCGGGATCCGTCAGGAGCAGATCGTTGGCCTCCATCAGATCGGCGACGAGGTCGCTGGCCTCGTTCATCATCCTCTGCGCCAGACCGAGCCGCTCCTTCTTCGGGAAAACGGCCGGGTTTCTGGTCTTGATGTAGGTGTGTTTCTCGAGATCCTTGGCGTCCGTGATGACCTGCATCTCGGGCAGTTTGTCACGGCCGAAGGGCGGGCGGCCTACATTGGCCCGCTCGTATGGCCGCGAGTGTCCGTTGCTTGCCGTAGTATCTCACCTCCTCGCCTTTGATTGTGACGCGGGCGCTGCTGCCGTCGTAGGTCTTGCCCTGAATGACGATGACGCCGTCCTCCCGCTTGCAGCAGGAGCAGGGCAAGGCCAGCTCGACGAACAGGTGCGCGATGATGCAGGAGGCTTCGGCTGGTGGGATCGGGGTGTAGTTGTAGCAGTTTCCCATCAGCACTCGAGCCTCCGCTGCCCTGTGTTCCAGATGCCGGATCTCACGGTCAGCCCCTCCAGATCGTCGAATGTGATCTGGAAGGGGTTGCTCGTGATGTCCGTGCAAACGAAGTCCCACAGGGCGTCGACCTTCACCTTCAGAGCGTTGTCAGCCGCGTCGACATACTCCTTCGTCGTGATGTCCTTCGGGTCGTCGACTGCTCCGTAGTGTTTCATAGGCCGGCCTCCTTACAGTGCGATGCTTGTGATGATGACGAGGATCGGGTTGGAGGGCGCGGCCGCGAGCGTGACCGTGACTTTGCCGTTGGCCGAGGCCGTGGCGTTCTCGAAAGAGATGTCGCCGATGACCTGCTCCTTGGTGGCGCTGTCGATCAGAATCACGCTGAGGATGTAGCCGGTGACGGTGAAGCTCTTGCTCGCCGCGTCGCTGAGGGTCTGGACGGTCTTGGTGACGGCCTTCGGGATCGCGGGCTTGTTCTTGATGAAGGCGTCACTATTGCCGTCCGTCTCGTTCCAGTCGCTCTGGACGTTCTTCTCGGCGTCGGCGGGAGCGTGGGCGCTCTGGCTGTGGTCGTATGCCGTCTTGCCGCGGTCGCCGCGGTAGGCGGTGCTCGCAGTCTCGCCGATGGCGAGGTCGTTGCCGATGACGGCGTAGGTCGTCCCGCTCCAGCGGTACGTCTTGTTCTGGTACTCGCCTTCGCTCAGGATGACGTAGATCTTGTCGGACTCAGGCGTCAGGGCGGCGCCGCCGGAGGTCTTACTCAGCCAGTTGGCACCGAGGGCCGTGACGCCGGTGCGGATGTAGGCGTCGACGACGTCGTCCACATAGCTCGGGAGCTGGTTGGCCGGCACCTTGCCGCCGCTGTCCAGCTCGGCCACGCCGCCGGCTGCGCCCTTTTCCGTTGCGGGGATCGCGCCGACGTCAGCGGCAGCGGACGGGATCGTCGGCTTGTCGCTCAGATCCTTATAGCTGCCGGAGAAGGCCACGGTCTTGAGGTCGCTGAAGAACTTCAGCACCTTGCCGAGCAGGACGCTCAGTTTCTCGCCGGAGACGGGTGCCTCACGCTTGGCTGCTGCCTCGAAGGCGACGGTCACGTTGGAGCCGTCGCCGTCCGTGTTCAGCTTGCTGGTGTCCTTGGGATGGACGTGGTCGCCGCGTGCGAACGCTGTCTCGGAGCCGACGGCAGCGGTGCCGTTCATCTTCGGCGTAGTCGTGGACGCTGCTGCGCCCTCGGGGATGTCGCCGGAGGTGATAAAGCCGCTGTCGTTCTCGAGCTGCGAGGTCTTGGTCGGCACAGGGATCCATTTCTCACCTGTCCACAGGTACAGCGTCAGGTCGATGCTGTTGAAATAGATCTGGCCGATCTTCGGGTTGGCCGGAGGTGCAGCGAGCGGCTGCATGATGGCGTTTTGGATCTCGTTCTGTGAGAGATCAATGCTTGTCAGGAATTTCACGGGTTTACCTCCTTAGTTGAAGTATGCAGTCCCGGAAAAGGCTGCGCAGAAGGTCAGGCGCACGGTGTTGTCGTCGAGGTAGTCGACCTCCCCGATGACCACAGTGCCGGCGCTGTCGACGACCGTGACGGCGGGCCGCTTTCCGAGGTTGTGGGCGACTGTCCACACCTTCGCTGCCTGCGCCTGCTTGTGGGTGTGGTGCCTGTCGTCCGTGATGCCGAGCTGCGCCGGCGTCATGTCGCCGATCAGCTCGTGCCCGTTGATCTTGGGCTTGTTGCGCAGGGCTTCGTAGTTTGAGGCGCTGCCGCCGCCCGTCTCCTTCATGGAGGCGGTCATGGAGGCAGGCGTCTCGGTCATCTTCGCCCCGAAGGTCTCCGCGCTGCCAGAGAACGAGGCATTGAAGTCGACGCTCACTTAGATGACGCCGTCCTTCAGGATCCGGCTGAGCGGGGCGGTCATAATGTTGCTCGCAAACGCGCGCCCGTCCTCCGTCCTGCCGCGGATCTGCACCTCCACCTGTTGATCCTCGTCTGGAGACAGAGAGCCGAGCAGCAGCGTGTCGGCTTGCGTCAGGCTGACGGTGACGACCTTGTCGGTCGCGTCGACGCCCTCGTCCCCGAGGTGCTTGGTGACTTCCACCTGCTTCGGCGGGGCATAGGTGGCGAGCTGCTGCGTGCGGAATGTTACCCACATGGTCACGAACTCGCTGACGTCGATGTCACAGTTGATGGTGATGGTTGGTGTGGTGCCTCTATACATGGGCGGCCTCCTTTCTGGCCTTTGGCCGGTAGTTTAGCACTCGAGGCGCTGGAGTCCGCTGTTCCAGATGCCGGCCGTCAGGGTGATGCCCGTCAGGTCTGCAAACGTGATCTGGAAGGGGTTGGTCGTGATCTCGCTGAAAACGGCGTCCCACAGCGTTGCGATCTTGCTGGTGTTCTGGCCGACCGCGTTGCTCAGGTCATTCACCGACGCCTCGGCGGCCTGTGCGATTGCGATGGCCTGCCGGGCGAGTGCCAGAGCCTCCTCTGCCGTAGCCTGCGCGCCGAGGGCGATGGCTTTGTAGGTCTCGTAGTCCTCTTTGGTGGCGTAGGCGTCGGCGGGGATGTAGGCGGTCACATTGGTGGCCGTGCCGATCGCGGTGACGATGTCGATGGTTTTCTCGACGATGGTGGCGCCGCCGGAGGGTGGGATCCACTCGGCCAGATCGCCGCAGTTGCCGTAGCAGTACAGCACCTCGCCGACCTCGGGATCGGGATCTTCGGCATAAAGGCCGAGCTCGCGGTAGTAGAAGCCCTCGGTCTCGTCGCCATTGGTGAAGATGCCGCCGACGGTCACGGTGCCGTCGCCGTTGATCTTCAGCTTCGTGATGTCGACGGTCGCCTTCGGGCTGACCACGCCGGTGAGGGTGCGGGGCGTCTGGCCCTCCTCGAGGTAGCCATCGCCGAGGACAATCTTGGTGTAGTTGATCTTCTGGCCGGCCACACCCTTCGCCAGAACGATCAGGCCGGCGGTGGTGATGTCGTTGTTGATAAATGCAGCCATGTCTATCTCCTTTCCTTAGTCTGAGATGACCGCCGCGTCGGTGCCGATGCTGACGGTCTCGCGGTTGTTGTCGTGGACGACGGCCGCGTGGTAGATGTGGATCTCGTCGCTGCCCATGACGTGCACCTCTTTGGTGTGATCCCTGACGGCCATGCCGGAATAAAGGAACATTTCGCCGGTCAGGCAGATCAGGATCGCGTCGAGCCACGAGCTGCGGCGCTTGACCGTCCGCAGCAGCTTCAGGAACAGGTCGAGGTTGCTGTTGACGAGGCTCGGGTTGTCACTCAGCACCTTGAAGTGATGCGGCTGCCCGCCGTACTGATACCACTCCCTGACCTCGCCGGTGCCGAAGTAGTCGGCCACGATCTGCTCCACGGCGTAGGGGGTGCCGAGTTTCGAGTAGACGCGGTCGCTGTTGCGGATGACGGCCCGCTTGGCTGCGATGGGCGCGGTGCTGTCATACCACTGGATGTTCAGCTCCCACGCCATTTCGTCGAGCTCTGCGTCGCTGAGCTGGTCGATCTTGTCCCACCTGCTCAGCAGCTTCAGGCGCGCATAGGCGTCGCGGCTGATGATGTCGCAGCCGGTGGCGAGGCCCTTGTCGCCGCCGTCCTCCTGCATCCACACAGGCAGCAGCTTGACCATCTCGGTCTCATTGAGCCGCATTTACACCACCTCGCTCTCGACCTTGTGGCTGACAGTCAGGTGGCCGCTGAACTTGGCGACTTGCGTGTCGTCGAGGGGCTTGTAGGTCGGCTTGACGACGTCCACGCGGAAGGCGCCTGTCAGGTTCTCGCCCCACGAAGGCGAGAGGATCCGCTTGCGGAGCTGGTCGGGGTTGATGTCGCGGCCGAGGGCTGCGACTTGCCACTCGTTGTAGCGGTCGATCGCGCCGCCGGTGCCTTCGACGTTGGCGATCACCTCGGCCTCGCTCTCCGGCGTGGTGTAGTACACGATCTCGATGTCGTAGGTCTCGACCTCCGGGGGCACGGCACTCACCTTGTCAGTGAGTGGCCGGATGTCCTTGGCGTTGACCACGTCCAGTACCTTCGCCAGCATGGCAGCGTCGGGGATCCCGCCGCCTTCCAGCAGGGGCACGATCTTGACGCAGCCCTCCAGCGTGCGGGTGATGATGATGTCGATGCTCTCGGCGGCCGAGAGGCTGCCCTTGAGCGTGATGGTCAGCAGGCCGTCGGTGTAGTCGACGGTGTAGTCCGTGTCCTTGGCCGCCGCCGTGCTTTGCCCGTGGGCCTTCACGACGAGGCTGTCGGTCAGAAGTGTGCCGCCGCCCTTGAAGGCTTTGCCGTCGTAGACCGTGAGGGTCTCGCTGACGGTTTCCTTCTCGCTGACGGCCTTTGCGTCCACGATGGAGCTGTCGGCCGTCATTACCCAGTAGATGTAAGCCTGTTCAGGGCCCGCGGTGGATCTCTTGGCGGGTGCCAGACGGATCCGCTCGCGGAGGCGGTTGTCGCCCTCGGTGGTGTAGGGCTCGCCGTCATCGCCTCCGGCCGTTTCGGTCAGATTGGTGACGGACTCGATGTAGGGGATCAGGTCGACAAGGGTGGTGATCGTGCCGGCTGCGTAGCCGTTGAACTTCGTGCCGTTGCTCACGGCCGAGGTCGGCACCTCCACAGAGTAGGCGCCAGCTTGCAGCACAGCGATCTCGTCGGTTGCAAAATAGTTTTCGCTGTCCGGCGTCACCTTCGTCCATTTCGGAATGATGATGTTTTTCTCCTGCGGCGTGGAGACGGAGAAGCGCATGGTCGTCTTGGCCGGTGTGCCTTCCAGTCGTTTCACGTCCTGCCGCTCGCCGATGGCGTCCAGCACCTCGCCCCTCGCATAGCGGAGGAGCGTCTGCCGGCCGACGTCGTTGAGGCTGTTGTAGAGGGCAACGAACACGGGCACGAGAGCCTCGCCGAAGATCCGGCGCTCGTCGCCCGGGTAGAGCGGCTCGCCGGCGCCCTTTTCGAGCTCGGTGATGATGGTCTTGTATAGGGTGCTCGCGTCTGTCGTGGTGAGTTTGATGTCCTCGCCGTAGGTGTTTGTCGCGTCGCTCACGCTGTTCACCTCCTTCATGTGATGTTCTCGATGCTGGCCCTCAGCTCGAAGTCGCCGGTCTGAGCGGTCAGAGCCTTCAGGTCGGAGTCACTGAGTTGCACGCGGGGCTCGTAGGTTTCCACGAGGAACTCCACGTCAGCGGCCAGATCGGTCGCAGCGGTTTCGCTCGGCTTGTCGATCAGCGTGCGGTCGATCCCCTTGATGCGCTCGTAGGGCACCTCCCCGCGGATGGTCTTGAGGAGGTTCTGCACGCAGATCTCGGGCGCTCCGTTGCCGGATGCTTTCATTGGGATCACCTCGCTTTACTTGAGCTGCGCATTGGTTGGTTTCTTGGATGCTTTGGCGCTGCTGGAGGCTCCGACGCTCACGGCCGAGGAGCTGATGCCGAGCTCCTTGTAGGTAGCGATGCCCGCCGCCGACTTGGAGCTGCTGCCGCTCTTGCCGCTGCTGCTGGATTTTCCAGAACTGGCCTTTTTGCTGCTGGCCTCCTCGGCGTACTCGGTCAGTTTGATCGTGATCTTGCCGGTCAGGATCCTGCCGAGGTTGTCCAGCTTGGTGTCTGATAGGCTCACAGCCGTGAGCTGAAGGTTGGCCGGGCCGAAGCGCCGGCCGGCCAGATAGAAGGGAGCATACTGCCCGACCAGCGCCGTCCACGACTCGTACTCGCTGCGCACGTCGCAGCCGACCGCGGCGGCCAGATCGAAGTCGAAGCTCATGCTTTGCAGCTTGAGCGCCTTGGTCTTGGTCGCCGGAGATCCGGCCTTGTCGTCGCTGTTTTCCGTGTCGAGCTCGACGCTGTGGGAGATGCCATTGAGTGCGGCGATCCTCTGGCTGGAGACGCCCCACGTCTTGCCGTTCCACGATGCCATGACGGCCATGTCTATCCCTCCTTACTGTGGGCCAGAAGTGGTGCCGCCTCGGCTGTCGGTGTGGGTGTGGCCGGTCAGGCTGATGCCCGTGGCGGTCACATCTGCCGACGGGACGCTGATGCCCTTGTCCTGCATCGTGAGCGCGCCCTTCTTGACGGTGATGTCGCCCGGGACGATGCCGTCCCACTCTCCGTCCATGCGGGAGAGGATGATGCCGGTGCCGTCCTCGAACATAGCATAGGCGACTTCTGTGCCGGGGGTCAGATTTCCCATCTCCCCGCGCAGATACCACGGGATTGTCAGCGGCCGCGTGACCATGCTGTCGGCGGTGCTTGGGAGCACTCTGGCCGTGGTTTTGTCGCCGTTCCTGTCGGCCTTCCCCTCCACGCTGGAGATCTTGCCCTTCTGGATCATTTGGTTGTTGCTGTTCATCAATATCCCTCCAGTGGCTTGCGGAGGTATAGCTTGCTCCGCGTCTTGACGTAGTCGTGCCGTATCCGGCCGATGAAGGCCGTGCCGTCCCACGACTTAACGCCCTCGGTCGCCAGCGTGACCACAGAGCCCGCCGCATAGTCTCGCAGCAGCGAGCCCGTCCAGAGGGTGCCAACGGTCGCGTTTTTGTTGGCGTCCCGGAGGAGGCCCTTGGCGAAGCGGTCGGCCTCGCTCTGGTCGGTCATGCGGAAGGGCAGGATCCGGCGCAGCACCTTGTCGCCGCCGCTCGGGGCTGCGAAGGTGCCGGTCAGGCCGCCGTTGACGGCTTCGGCCGAGCCGTAGGCGTTGGTGCCCTCGTCGCGATACTCGAAGTCATTGGCCGGGGTGATGGTGATGGTGTCGACGGGCTGCTGGCTTTCCATGTATGCCTCGTCGTAGACGACCAGCTTGCCGTCATACACCAGAAACGCCGCGCCCTCGAGGGTGCAGCGGTTTTGAAAAAATGCGAAGTCTGCGAGGTTGTTCTGCTCGACGTAGTCGTAGGTCTGGTCGGTGATCCCGTAGGTCTCGAGCGTCAGGCCGTGGCGGCTGGCGATCTCTTGGGCCAGTTGCAGAAACTTGACCTTTTCCCACGATTTGCTCCGCTTATCCTTCGCAGACTGTGGGACGGAGTAGGCCCGCAGGGTGATGATGCCAGACTCGGGGACGACGCTCTCGACGAACATTTTGCCCGTCTTGGCCGCGCCGTCCTCGATGGCGATGGTATCGCCCTTCTTGGGGTTCCACGAGTCCCACAGCTCGCGGGTGTCGTTGAGCTTGAGCAGCAGCTCGTCGCTCTGCTTTTCGGCGTACATATCGTGATAGCAGCGGTGGACGCTGATGTCCGGGTAGATGTCGACGCCTTCGTATAGGATTTTCACGGCGTCACCTCCTCCACGGCGGCAGGGTCTCCGGCGTCTCCACGGTCTCGACGATCGGGATCCGCACAGCCTCGCCGCCCTCGAAGATCAGCACGTCGCTGAGGTCGGGGTTGGCCTCGATGATGGTGCTCGCCATGCGCTCCTCGTTATAGGCGACGAGCGCGATGCTGTCGAAGGTGTCGCCGCCCTGCGCAACATAATCAATAAAGCCGACTGTCTGCTGTGACATAGGCGCCGCCCTCCCTTCTGCTGAGTGCCTCGAGGATGAAGTCGATGAACTCCGGCTCGAGGTCGCGGAGCTTTCGGATCAGTGCGTCCTCGTCGGTGTCGCCCTCGATCTTGATCTGTGGGGAGAAGGACAGCCCGCTCAGGTCGTAGACCACAGCGGTGCCGGAGCCGCCGCTGAGCAGCTCGTAGTCGCTTTCGCCGTCAGATGCCCCGAGCATCCGGCCCGCCTCGGCCCAGTAGGACAGGTTTTGCGAGCGGTATGCAGGGTTGAAGCTGATGACCGCCTCGGTCGGGTAGCGCGGATCCTCGCCGGCGATGGACGGGCCTCTTGTGAAGCCGCCGGTCGCATAGCCAGAGACGGACGCGCTGCCGCCGCCCCCACCTCCGAACAGGCCGGCGATCTTGGAAATGACGCCGGAGCCGAAGCTGACAATTTTCGATACCCAGCCGACGATCGTGCCGAGCACGCTGGCGATGGGTTCCAGAATAGACAGCAGCGGAGTCAGCAGCGGGGTGATGGCGCCGATCAGGCTCAGGATCGGAGGGAGTAGTGCCTGAACGAGCTGCATGAGTGGCGGGAGGAGCGTCTGCACGAGGTTGAGAAGCGGCGGGAGCAGAGTGCTCATTAGCTGCGTCAGAACGGGCAGAAGGTCGGCCGCGAGCTGAGAGATCAGGGGCAGAACGTCCTCGAGGGCGTCGGCAGCGCCGGTCAGGAACTCGTCGACAAACGGGGCCGCAGCCTCGACCGCCTTGGAGATGGCCGGAGTGATCTGCTCCATCAGTTTTTGCAGGGTCGGCATAAACTTGTTGAGCCCGTCGAACACAGTGTTCGCCATAGGCTTGAGGGCCACTTCGAGCCCCTGCTTCATAACCTGAAGCCGCTCGGCGAAGTCGTAGGTGTCATCAGCTGCGCCGGCGATTGTCTCGCCGTTTTCTTGCAGCTCAGCCGTCAGGTCTGCGACGGCCAGAGAGCCGTCTCGGATTGCTGCGGCCATCGTGGAGCCTGCCCTTGTGCCGAAGATCTCCGACGCGATGCTGGCGGCCTCTGCGGCCGTCCCGGCGTTTTTGATCTTTTCGTAGTACATGGCGAGCCCGTCGCTGGCGCTGATGCCCTCCTTGGCGAGTGTGGCGACGCTCTTTTTCATAGCGCCGAGCACTTCGTCGGTGTTTACGCCGGCCTTGTCGAGCTGGCCCATCAGGGCACTCGCCGTCTCGAAGGAGTAGCCCATCTCCTGAAGCTGCGGGCCGAACTTCTGCATATCTGCCATCAGATCCGTGAAGCCCATGCCCGTGCTCTGGCTGACCTTAAAGATGTAGTCCATAGCGCCGCCCATGTCGTCGGCGTCGATGTTCCACTGCTGGAAGGCTTGGCTCGACTCCTCGATCACGCTGCCGAGGTCGTCCCCGAGCATATCACTTACTTGGATGGCTTGCTTGGAGATTTCCTGAAGCTGCGGGCCGGTGAGGCCGAGGCGGGTGTTGTAGTCTGCGATCGCCTTGCTGGCGTCCTCCATTGTGGTCGGGACGCTCTTGTAGACGGCGTCGAAGTCATCCAGAAGCCCATCCAGCGCGTCGCCGGTGGCGCCGGTTCCGATGCGGATAGCATCAGCAGCGTCATCGAAGGACGCGCCGAGATCCTTCATGTACTTTCCAGCCTCGATGACTGCCTTGCCTGTCGCCACAGCGATGCCGCCCACGGCTGCACCAACGGCCAGCGCCTTCACGTTCAGGCCGCTGATTTTCTTCTGAGCCTGTTCGATGGCTTTGCCGAGTGATGGGTCGATGCTGCCGGCCAGATTGACGACCGCCTGCATCGTTTTTCCGTTTGCCATGTGCGTCACCTCCTTCTGATGTGTGGTTTCTTAAAGCTGGCCGCACGAGTCGGCCGGCTCGCTTGGAGCCGCTTGGCCTCCTCGACGGCCTCCCCGTATTCGGTCAGGAAGTCGGTCAGCCTTCGCTCTCCGAGGTCTCGCGTTGATGTGTGGAAGGCTCGGGCGTAGTCTCGGATTGCGCGTCGGAGCTGTCGGGGGTGTAGGGTTCCTCCGACTTCCCGGAAATAAAATCCCGGCCGATCCTCATAATCTTCATAACGTCGTAGCCGCGGACGCGCTCGAGGTCGGAGATGTCGATCTCAGGGTTGACCGCGATGATGGCAGCGAAGCCGAGGTAGAGGTGCAGGCCGTAGTCCAGCTCGGCCGCGCCGGCTGCGTTGCCATTCTTGGAGCCGCTGGCGCTCAGCTTTCTGGCGTCAGCTTCAGCAAACGCCTGTGCGGTGATCTCGCTGATGTCATAGGTCAGCTCGTTGTAGCTCTTGCCGTTGATCTGCACAGGGTTGTCGAGCTTGATGGTGTTCTTCATTGGGTACGTCTCCTTTCGATAAACAGAGGGCGCCGCATAGGCGCGGCGCCCTTCAGGTTACAGCAGGCTGCGGATGTCCTTGGCGTAGTCGACGCCGCCGACGCGCAGGATCGTGTTGAGCTGGTCGATCAGCCAGTATTCAGCGCCGCCGACGTAGAGCTGGTAGCGGCTCACGGCAAACGTGGCCTCGTTCTCGCTGGTGTTGCCGGGATCCAC